ATCGACGATGCCCTTATTGAATTTACAAGGATTGCGAGACATCCCCAGGTTGAAGGAGATGCCACCAATCCGGGTGGTACGACAAGCCTTGGAGAGGCGGCCAAGACAGGTACGCTCTCAGTTGATGGTAAGACCGCTACAATAACTTTTTCTAGTGACCACGGTTACTCAGAGGGAGATGCTCTTGTTGTGTCTGGAGCAGGGCCTACTGAATACAATGGGCCCTTCAATATACTTGTCCCATCTACAACAACAATCACTTACAAGGTGAACTTTGGTTCTGCTGTAAGCGATTCTTCCGTTTCTGTTTTCAGAATTGGACCTACCTATACAATCCCATCTACAATAGCAGAGATTAATTCTGTCAGCATAAATGGCAGAGAGCTCGCTATATACACAGAATCCCAACTCAATGCTGCCGCATCTAGTCGTGGGTCAAGACATTACAATCTTGAGTCAAGCATGGGGTTCCATCCAAATGCTTTTTCATCAGCCGTAAACAACGTAGACAACACACCAAAATGGCGAGAACAACATGGGCCAATAGAAGCAGTTATATTTAACAATCGCACATCTTCTACGTTTAGGATATATCCTTTACCAAAGGCTGACATTGACTTGTATGAAGATAAAGATGCAACAGCCAAGGTTTTTTTGAAATTAAAAGTAAGAGGGGTTCCAAAAGCAACTGGTTTAGCAACCGATACAACAGAGCCAGCAGTTAATCTCTACTGGCATGAAGCACTTGTATACGGAACTATTGAAAGATGCTGGATGAAAGAAGGGAAAGTGCAGAACGTAGAAAAAGCACAGATGTATCGTGGTAAGTTTTTAGAACAGGCTCAGTTAGCCTTGAGACAAGAAGGCATGAGTAGTGGCTCAATATCAGAGGGCAGGAACCGAGGTTCCATGGTTGTGAATAGATATTTGTGAGCTTTATAGATGGAGATTACAGGGACTACATGAAGACATGCGATAATCCAGAGTGTGAGTGCCCACAATGCACATGCAATCCTTGTCATTGTACAAAAGAAGAACCATGTGGTTGTAACAAAGGGACAATACCTTTTTCTGTTTTGACTGAATTAAGAGGGGGACAGTAATGTCGGCTGGATACTACGATATAGAAATAGAACAAGGTGCAAACTGGTCGCTTAACGTAAACTATGAAGACACAGAAGGTGCTACAATAGACCTGTCTGTATATGCTTCTGCTGAGATGAAGATAAAAGACTCAACAGAATCATCCGATGCTTACATAACATTAAACACGGGGAACGGCAGAATAGCGTTAGCCCAGACAGATCCTAATATAAGTTTAAGTTTATCTGGTACAGAAACAGGATCTTTAGATTTTGATCATGCTGTTTATGATTTAGAAATTGTGGCTGGTACGGGGGAGGTCACCAAAATTATTCGTGGAGTCGTAAAACTTATAAGAGAAGTAACTAAGTAATGGCCGCAAATAAAGTCACAGTCAAAACCCCAGGCCCCGCTGGTGTAGCCGGATTAAACTGGGAGGGTTCTTGGGCGACAGCCACAGCCTATCAATATAGGGATGTAGTCCTTTATTCAAACGGAGGATTGTATTTTTGTGATGTATCTCATACGAGTGGTTCTATAACACCAGACAACCCGGTTGATGGTGGAGTAACACACTGGACTGTGTTTATACCAGCCGGTGATGCTATGAACTGGGCTATTACAGCAAAGCATACCCAGATAACTGATTCTTTAGGAAATCAAGGATATTCTTCAAAACATTATTCAGAAAAAGCTCAAGACTGGGCGGTTCTAACAACCGATGCAGTTACAAACGATGCTAATGATGCTGACCAAGGATATAGTGCAAAAGCCTGGGCTATTGGTGGAACAGAGGTAACAGGAACAGCTTCTCGTGGTGCGGCTAAAGAATGGGCAACATTAACAACTGGAGCGGTTGACACATCAGAACACTCTTCTAAAGCTTGGGCCGTAGGAGGCACTGGTGTCTCAAGCACCGCAAGCAAAGGGGCATCCAAAGAGTGGGCCACAAAAACTAATGGAGCAGTAGACACAGCCGACCATTCGTCAAAAGCATGGGCAATAGGAGGAACTGGTGTAACAACTACTGCAAGTAAGGGTGCTGCAAAAGAGTGGGCTACCACTACAGGTGGAGCGGTTGATACTAGCGAATACTCCGCGAAAGAATATGCCATTGGAACAACTGCAACCAGTTCAAAATCATACGCACTCAAAGTTGATGGGGCGGTAACAGGTACAGACTTTAGTTCAAAGGCTTGGGCTGTTGGAGGAACAAATGTAACCACTACAGCCAGTAGGGGAGCCGCCAAAGAGTGGGCAACAACAACTGGTGGTGCTGTTGACACAAGCGAGTATTCAGCTAAAGAATGGGCCATTGGAACTACTGTTCCGTCTGGCTCATCTAAAGAGTGGGCAACAAATGCGGGAAGTGCAGAAGTCGCAACGGGTGCAGGCTACTCAGCGAAAGCATACGCACAAGATGATTCTAATGATATAGGTTCAGCAAAAGACTGGGCTGTAAAGGCAGGATCAGCGCAAGTTGCATCTTCAGACTATTCTGCCAAAGCCTGGGCTCAGAACACAGCAAACAATATCGGATCATCAAAGGACTGGGCTACTAAAACAGATGCAATCGTAGCGTCGTCTGATGGTTCAGCTAAAGCATGGGCGGTTGGTGGTACAGGTGTTACAGATACAGCATCCAAGGGGGCCGCTAAGGAATGGGCGACTGAAACTTCTGGAACCGTTGACACATCTGAATATTCAGCCAAAGAATATGCACAAGGAACACAGGCATCTACTGGAGGATCTTCCAAGTCTTGGGCTCAGGATGCTGATCAGGTAAACGGAGCAGGCACAAACGACAGATCAGCAAAAGCATGGGCGCAAGGAGCGTCTATGACAGGGGCTACATTAGGTGGGGCATCTAAAGACTGGGCACAGTACACCAGTGGGACTGTAGATGGATCAACTTATTCCTCAAAAGAATTTGCTCAAGGGACGCAAGCAAGCACAGGGGGCTCAGCCAAAAACTGGGCACAACAAGTTGGTGCTGATGTTACAGGTGCAAGTTCAGGTGATAAGTCTGCAAGATCATGGGCGGTGGAAACTGGAGGTACGGCACCAGCCGATGGCTCAGCCAAAGAATGGGCTACGGTAACAGGATCTGCCGTTGCTGGTTCAGAATACTCAGCAAAGGAATACGCTCAGGGAACAACCGCTACTGGTGGATCTGCTAAAGAATGGGCACAGGATACGAGTGCGGCAGTTGACACCACATTCTCTGCAAAAGAATATGCTCAAGGCTCTCAGTCTGGAACGGGTGGATCTGCAAAGAACTGGGCGACTCAGTTTAACGCTGATGTAACAGGAGCTTCTGCTGGCGATATGTCTGCTAAGGAGTGGGCTGTTGGAACTCTTGGCAGGGGTCAGTCAGGAGAGGGATCTTCAAAAGACTGGGCTACTTATACCGGAGGTACTGTTGATAATTCAGGTTACTCTGCTCTTTATCACGCAAACGCAGCCTCCGAGTCCGCAATAGCCGCTAAAAACTCTGCGGCGGCAGTAGCACAGGTTTACGATAATTTTGCTGACACCTATCTTGGGTCAATGGCTGATGGTGCCACAGCATCTAGCGGGTCTGCGAATGGTACCTGGGCTATAAATTCTTCTAGCATAACAGTATCCAGTACATCAGGAACAATAGAAGTAGGACAAGAGGTTACTGGAACAGGAATTCCCGCAGATGCAAATGTTATTTCTATTGATGGGTCTACTGTTGTTATAAGCGAAAACATGGCGGCTGCTGGGTCTGGGGTGTCTTTAACATTTACAGGTCACGGAGTATACGGAGCATTCAACTCAACAAAAGACGGGCCTGGAACGGACAACGATGGAGACACTTTAACTACAGGAATGTTATATTTTAATACCACCGATAACGAGATGAGAATCTACGATGGTGGTAACTGGATCGCGGCTTCTGCGGCTGGGTCAGCCTCATTTACAGAGTATAAGTATGTAGCAACTGGAGGACAAACCACATTTACTGGGACTGATGCAAACGGAGCTACTTTAAGTTATACAGTTAGTAATGTACATGTCTTTTTAAACGGTGTCAGACTAGATGCTACAGACATGACAGCAACCAGTGGAACATCAATTGTTCTTGCATCTGGAGCGTCTCTTAACGACGAGTTAGTAGTAATAGCCTGGAAGTCATTTACTGTGTCAGACATGGTTCCAGCATCAACTGGTGGTACATTTAATGGGAACATTACTATCGCAGGGGATTTGCGAGTAAACGGTGGAGAATTTCTGGATGCAAATGGTGCGGAGCTATTTAAGATTACGTCAACAAGCAGTGCGGTAAATGAGTTTACATTAACTAATGCAGCAACAGGCAACGCCCCAACAATTTCTGTTACTGGCGACGATACAAACATTGATTTAACCCTCAGTCCAAAAGGCTCTGGTGAAGTAAACATATCCAAGGTGGATATAGATGGTGGAACTATTGATGGTGCTACAATCGCAACCAGTGATATTACCGTTGGCTCCAGTAAAACTCTCAACGTAAGTGCTGGAACACTAACCACTTCTACCGCTCAAAAAGAGGCCATCGTACAGGCAGGTCCAGGGTCAGGTACGCTAGATGTATCATCTGGAACTCTGACAACTTCAACCGCCCAGAAACAGGCAATTGTTCAAGCTGGTCCAGGTTCAGGTACATTGGATGTTTCATCTGGCACTCTCACAACCTCTACTGCTCAAAAACAAGCCATTGTCCAGGCTGGACCAGGATCTGGAACATTTGACGTATCGTCTGGAACATTTACTACTTCAACGGCTCAAAAACAAGCAATCGTTGACGGAGCAACTATCGACTCAATTCCTACTGGGATGATTTCTCCTTTTGGAATTTCTACAACGCCTACAGGTTGGTTGTATTGTGATGGTGGAACACTTGGTAATGCAAGCTCAGGTGCAACAAATGCAAGTGCAGATTATGAGAATTTATTTAATGCAATAAAATCATTATGGGGGAATGCAGGAACAGAGGTTTTTGCAAACGGTGATACTGTCAATTTACCAGATTTAAAAGGTGCGGTTTTAAGAGGTATCGGCACGGCAGGGGTTTCATCTGATTATGTTGGCCCAACAACTGTCGGTGGTTACCAAGATGACCAAAACGCTTCCCACAATCATACTGCAACCTCGAACGCCTCGGGAAACACTAGCAATACAGGTGGTCATAATCATAGTTTAAGTGCGGCAACAGGTGGTGGTGGCAGTCAATATAACATCACTAATGGATATAGTGCACAAAATAATTATGGCGGTACCAGATCAAGTATTTCAAACGCAGGAAACCACTCGCATAATTTAAGCGTTTCTGTAAGCACATCTTTAGGCAATTCAGGGTCTACTGAGGCTAGAGTTTACAACAGGGGTATTAAATACTTTATTAAGATATGATTGAAGACTACATTTTAATACAAGAAGATTCTGTCAATAAGAATCTGTGTTCTGCCATATTGAACTATTTCAATTTTATGGTTGAAAAGGGCTATTTTAGGAGTTCCTTAACAGAAAATCCTAATCCTCACGATAGAAGAGACATGTGCGCCCATTTTCCTCAAGCACACCATGCTATGCACTTAGATAATGTTATGCCGGAACATTTAGTCCCTCTTGAATGGGTTCAAGAATACATGGACAATATAGATCAATTAGCTCACCATTATTCTTTAGAGCACAATATACAACAACCATTACATTGTCCTGGTTTTAAAGGTCATCAAGTAACTAAGGGTAAAGGTTACTACAATTTCCATTATGAAGCAGATTGTAAAATGGTTGCAGATCGGGTTTTAACATTTATGACCTATTTAGAAAAACCTGATGAGGGAGGTGAGACAGAATTTTTATTTCAATCGAAAAGAATTTCACCAGAAGTTGGCACTACTGTTATGTGGCCAGCTTATTTCACTCATCCGCATAGGGGAAACCCTGTTTTGTCTGGGAGAAAAACATACCTTACTGGTTGGTATTTTTTTAATCAATAAAACTTAGAGGCATAATGGCATACGCACATGAAATCGCACTTACAACGGAAGTCCACATGATTCATCACTTTGCGGAGTGGGGATTATTATCAATTGTAGGGGTTGCTGTATATTTTGTATTTAAAAAATTTAATAGAACATAATCATGAGTAGAGCAAGAGATACCGCAAATTTTGACCCATCGTTACTTGCTGATGATGAAGTCTCGCTAGATAAGTTAGGCACTAGCGGTACCCTTGATGTATCTTCAGCAACGCTTACTACTTCAACCTCACAAAAACAAACGATTGTTCAGGCAGGTCCGGGTAGTGGTACAGTTGACGTTTCCTCGGGAACTTTTACAACTTCAACTGCTCAAAAACAGGCTATTGTACAAGCGGGACCAGGGACCGGGACGCTTGACGTTTCCTCCGGGACGCTCACAACCTCGACCGCGCAAAAGCAAGCAATCGTTCAAGCAGGACCAGGGAGTGGAACTTTTGACGTTTCGTCAGGGACTTTCACGACTTCAGCCGACCAGAGGCGGGCTATTGTTCAGACAGGTCCGGGAACTGGAACGCTCGATGTTTCGTCTGGGACTTTCACGACCTCGACGGCACAAAAGCAAGCAATTGTTGATGGTGCAACAATTCCTGGCATACCAGCAGGAATGATTTTGCCATTTGGAAACACAACAGCACCTACTGGGTTTCTTAAATGTGAGGGGCAGGCAGTTTCTCGTACTACATACTCTGATCTTTTTTCAGCCATAGGAACAACATGGGGGTCAGGAGATGGATCTAGCACTTTTAATGTTCCAGACTTACAAGGAGCAGTTTTAAAAGGAACAGGGACAGCAGGGGTTAGTAGCGACTATGTTGGGCCAAATGTGGGCGCATATCAAGATGACCAGAATGCCAGCCATAGTCACAATGCTAGTTCATCCTCTTCTGGTAGTACAGGGAGTGGTGGTAATCATCGTCACTATGATGGAACTGCTTACGGTGGTGGGTTCTTTGCTGACGGTGCTGCGGCAGGTAATTCAAACGTGAGTAACTATACTGATTATGCGGGAAGCCACACGCATAATGTCTCAGTATCCACTTCTACTACAGTCGCAAGTAGCGGTGGTACTGAAGCAAGGGTTTATAACCGTGGTGTACTTTATTGCATAAAAACATAAGGAGACATTGGAAGATTTCATCTTAATACATAAGGATTCTGTATCAAAAGAAATATGCTCTGCTATCTTAGAGCATTTTAACTACATGGTTGAGAAGGGTTATTTTAGAACCTCTCAGTCAGAAGGGATGGACCCTGGTAAAAGAAAAGACATTTGTGCTCATTTCCCGGCAGATGAAATTGCAATGAAAAGGGATAATGTAATGCCAAGTGATTGCCTACCACAAAGAGTGGTTGAAAACTATTTTCAAAAATTAGGTAATCTCGTTAGTCACTTTCAAGGAGAATGTTTAATACCAGGAAGATTGTTTTGCCCAGGTTTCAAGGTTCATCAGGTTAATGAAGGAAGTGGTTATTTTGATTTTCATATTGAAAATGATTGTAAAGAAGTAGCAACAAGAGTTTTAGCTTTTATGACATACATAGAGAAACCTGATAGTGGAGGAGAAACAGAGTTCTTATTTCAAAAAAAACGGTTTGATGCTGAAGTCGGAACAACAATTATTTGGCCTGCATATTTTACTCATCCACACAGAGGCAACCCTGTTTTGCAGGGCAGAAAAACTTATATAACTGGTTGGTATTCATTTAACTAAAAGGTGAATTATGGCAATAAAAAAACAAGATATTAGAATTCAATTTCAGGAACGAGTAGATGAGAATGGTAGTATCTCAACTGTCCAATGTTACGACGCTTCATATATTGTTACTGATTCAGATGGCAACAATGTAAAGCATGTTGATATGGCTTTGGTAGATGCAACAGAATCAGAAATTGAGGCATTGGCTGATTTTGTTGCTTTAGTTGATACTAAAATTGCATCTTTGGAGTCTTAATATGGCATACGCGCATGAAGCGGTAATGGTCGCCCAGGAACATGCAGTGTTTCATTTTGTTGAGTGGGGCATGTCTATAGGAGCTATTATAGCAATTTATTTTGTGTACAAAGGGTTTAAGAAGACCTGAATCATGAAGCCGCTAATAGTTGTATTATCTTTGTTTGTGATCATATCGTGTTCTAACGAAAAGATAACTCACGTTAGGCCTAAATACTCAGGGGACCACACAACAGCGCAAATAAGGGGGATGTGGCATATCTGCTATCAGAGTAGAATGAGAACAGCACCACATTTCCCGCCACCCTTTCACATGGAACATTGTGATTGTGTGATTGACAAAAGCAGGGAAACATACTCCTCTAAATTTTATAAAGGGGCAGACACAGACAATTTGACTCGTTTTTTTACTGAAGCATCAATAGCTTGTGATCAAAGATCAACACAGGCAATGCCGGAACCGACATCAATATGAGTGGACACCACAAGGGAATGACAAATCCGGCAGATGCGGAATACTACAACTACCCAGTAACACCTGAAGCTATGCCAGAAGTAAGTACATTATATCAAATGGTGATGGACCTGGGCATACCAGCCTGTGTGATCATCGCTGCATTTTGGTTTATCAGATACCAAAGTGAATTAGCAAAAGCAGAACGAGAAGAGTTCTGGAAAAAAGACGAAGAGCATGATGCTCGGTTGCTAGACATGATTGAGAAAAGCAGTGATGCAATACTACAGATTAAACTAGCTTTGGAAGCAAACACTATTGCTATCAAAGAACTAACCACTAGGAAGTAATGGCCGAGACAATAGAAAAAATTACAAGGACAGATCCTCCTCCTCCGAAAGAAGACAAGAAGAGCAATCAGCCAGTATACACCGTTACAGAAAAGATTGTGTTACGGAGAGCTTCTTTCCGTTTTCTTCTCGCGATCTTAATCCTTGGTATATATGCCTTTACGATATACAGCCTTATGTATCATCCAACGGAAATGGATGA